TATAAATGGACTTCTGATTTTAAAGTTGTTGAACAATTAAATGGAAAGAAAATATGAAAGTATATGTAGTTTATCAGGAAAATGGGTTTGGTGGCTCAGAAGTTGCAGAAGTATTTTCATCAAGAATAATTGCACGAGAATATGTTATTGATGAAATATTTGGCAAAAATCAAGCGTATAAAAACAAGACAGAAAACGTATTAAACAATTGCGCTGACCAGTTTATTCACGAACACGATGTTCTATTTAATTGGAGGTAACGGAATGGGTATATGGTTAGTGCGCCTATTCCGAACATTAAAACTAAGCACTGACCTAACTTGGCGCATTAACTATATACCGTGTTGTGTGCCGTTAATTTTAGAATGATGACAAAAGAACAACAAAAAGAATTAGAAGAACTTGCTGAACTATTGATGCAAAGTGAGAGTTTAGCCGCAAGCGTAGAAATGCTAAAACAGTTTGGCGAAAAATGCTGGCAAGAAGGTGCTTGTGAAGCGCAAAATGATGCGGCTAAATACATTGGTGAAAATATGGTGCATTATCAAGATATACCAAGCCATTTGTTTAAAGGCTCTTTCTAATGGCACACAACGGTAAGTATAAATTGTCGTTTTAATGCAATTTATACATTGTTAGCATTAGTACGGATTTTAAAGATAAAATATTATGAGAATACTAAAAATTGATAGTTTACCAAACGCAAAGCAATGGGTTGATAGAGATCGTATAATGCTACACGCTTGCTTTCAGATATTGCAAGATTGCGTTGAAAAAGAAAATGTTGATACCCATTGCAATTATGAAACACATAAGGATTTTGTAGATGAAGTGAGATTGCTTTATAAATGGTGGATTAAACGAAAAAATGATGATTCATTTGATAATGATGACAAAGACAATGAAATGCTTAATAGGTTGATGAAAATTAGATTAGCACTATGGACATAGTATTAATGCTAACGTATTTATAAACACAATTAACATAAAATAGGAGGAACAGAAATGAAAGAGAAAGAATACACAACAGAGGATTGGGTGGCAATTCACCAAGAGTTTTTCACTCTTGCCCGTGAGATAACAGACATAAAAATCCACGGAAAACTGTTAAGCCTATTTGTTAAGGCATTTAATGTTGGTCTTGAACTTGGATTTGAGGAAGGGATGAACTTTGAAAAACTACAACAGATTTCTGAGAAGTTTATGTTTTCCCCCCCTGAAGGCAAATGAACAAGTAAAACCTGATCCTGACCATTCACAATACATTGCAGGAAAGATGGAGGGAGTCGATGGGATTGCATATAAGAAGGGCAAAGTTGACCCATTTCTACCACAGGATATTTGGTGATGATTGACTTAGTACGGTGGTTTTATCCACACGAAAAAAGTTTGTCTTTTGACACTATTGTAAGCAATTTGAAAAATTGGAGGGAGCAGAAATGAAAGCAATATTAGAATTTAACCTACCCGATGATCAATACGAATACACGCAAGCTATTAATGGAAGCAAGTATGCAGCGGCATTGACTGAGATATGGAACGAGTTCAGGATCAGGGAAAAGTATTCTGAAACTCAGGAGACTACTTGGGAGGAAGCTCGTCAGATAGTCATAGATATTTTTGATGATAATGATATTAATCAGGATGACTTATGACATTTGAAGAATCAAAGATTGTATATGTAGCACGCTATTACATGAACTACTCCTCTTCTGAGGAGGTATTGGAAGCATATCGTACTCTTCAGGAAAAGGAGAGTCGTAATGCCGATAAGAAGGCAAACCTGTATGTGAAGATATGGAAGCCCTTGGCAGACTCTTCAGTGAAACAGATATTGGTGATGATTGACATGGATCTTGAAGAGCTTAATGTATTTTTAGACAAGTGGACAGTTCCAAAAGAAGGGGTATAAAAATGATATAGTTAAAAATTGAAAAACAATATGAACCAGTTGAAAGAACGTAAGATAAAGAAAGTATGCTCCATCTGTGGGTCTGAGGACATAAGGATGGATGCTTGGGCTATGTGGAATTACGACAAGCAGAAGTGGGAGATTGAAGATGTGTTTGATAGCTGTTGGTGTGAGAGTTGTGAGAATAGTTGTAATGCAAAAGATAAGGAGAACTAATATGAAAGATCATGTAAGAAAAGCAAGACTTATTTTCAGGAGAATAGACGCAAGTCTGTTCTATTCTATAACTGTTAATGATGACGGAATACGCTTTCAGGGGCATTTCAATTCTAAGACTGCTTTGTTCCTCAAGAATCTTAAATTTGCAGTGTCAATATCTCCTAATGGATACATCGAGTTTAACAGGTCTAACATTAAAGTCACACTGACATGAAAATGAACATTAACATCTCTCATTTCGAGGAACTGATGAAAAGAGGGTATAGTCTTGACATGGTTTATCTCCTGATGCTTATTGATGAAGGAGCTGACCTGTCAGGGTTATATCAGGAAAGCGAGAGAGCAGCCAACATACGCAGTGCTATGTTGAGAAAAGCTCTTATTACAGAGGATCGCAAGATTACTCTGCTTGGAAAAGACCTTCTTGCTTTCATGTCCTCCACGAAAAGAGGGAGGATTGAAAAAAAGAAGGTTCTTTCCACAGAGTTCGATGAATGGTGGAAAGTGTTTCCAGGGACTGATACCTTTGAATATAAAGGCAAGAAGTTCATTGGTTCAAGGGCATTGAGGCAGAACAAAGATGCATGCAGAGTGAAGTTTGAGAAGATAATCATAGAGGGAGATTATACGGCAGAAGAGCTGATAGAGGCCCTCAAATATGATGTGGTGCAGAAGAAAGAGGCTTCTTTCAAGACTGGAAATAACAAACTTTCTTACATGCAAAACAGCCTCACCTATCTTAACCAAAGAAGTTTTGAGCCATTTATCGAATTGATTAAAAAAGGTATCAGAGATGATGCAATTGATGATGAACCTATAAGAAGCGTAGAAATATGAGTTTTGATACAATCAGAGAAGAAGTAGAAAAGGGTTTGTTAGGTTTGAATGAAGGCATCCCTATGGGTTTCTATAGGGTGAACAAGTACATAGGCATAAGAAAGAGAATAATGACTCTCATCTTTGGTGCAACTGGATGTTTGTCAGGTGATACCGTGATAAATATATTACATGGAACAAACAGACATTGTAGTAGAAAGTATTCACTAGAAGAATTATATTATAAGTTCAACTGCCTTGGTGTTCCGGAGAGTATAAAGAAGCAAAAGAAGAAAACTGGTAGGAGGTGGAGTGGTAAACATTCGACTAAAGCTATCTGCTATCAGCATGATCGTGATATTTTAACATTTAACAATGTAATGAATGTAGTTCAGTCTGGAATAAAAGAGACTTTTGTACTGAAAACTGCTAAAGGTAAAGAAATAAGAGCAACCAAAGATCATAAGTTTCTTGTATCTCTTCCTTCAGTTTATAAAAGTCTGTCAGATCTTTCAGTTGGAGATACTGTGTATGTACGATGTAATAAATCTTCAAAAGGCAGAAAATCAAGACCTTATAGATATAATATTATTACAGCAATGCCTTATTATCCTTCTGCTACAAGTAAAAAAACAGTAACAAAAGGAGTTGAATATAATTATCAGAGAATAAGTAGAACTAGGGCTGTTTATGATGCGTGGCTAAATAGAGTATCTCTAGATTATTTTATAGAACAAGTGAAGACAAATCCTAATCACGGATTTATATTTTCAGATACCAAGATGGATATTCATCATATAGACGGTGTATATTATAATGATGTTCCTGATAATTTGTTATTGATAACTAAAGAAGAACATAGTAGATTACACGGAAAAGACGGTCATTCTGCTCATTTTGGAGATAGGTCAATTGAAAAAGATGAAATAGTATTAATAGAAAAATGGAGGGAGGAAATGACATATGATATAGAAATGAGTAGTCCGTACAATAATTTTGAAGCAAATGGAATAATAGTTCATAACAGTGGAAAGTCAGCCTTCATGCATTCTGCCTATATCCTCCATCCATACGATTATCTGTTGGAGCACAAGAGCGGCATTAAGTTCAAGGTGATACTTTTCTCTATGGAGAGAAGCAAGGTATATATACTTGCCAAATGGATAAGCAGGAGGATATTCCTTACACAGGGAGTATTGATTCCCATTCCCAAGCTATTGGGATGGTGGTCTGATGATAAGCTTACTCATGATGAACATGACCTATTCATGCAATGCAAGGACTATATAGATGGTCTTCTTGATGTGGTGGACATAGTGGAAGGTCCTCAGAACCCTACCGGTATATACAAGTATGTGAAGGAGTATGCTACAGCTAACGGTAGGTTTGAAGAGGTGGACGAGTATACCAAGATCTATGTACCCAATCATCCCAACGAGATAGTGATAGTAGCTGAGGATCATCTTGGCCTTACTAAGTCTGAGAAGGGGATGACAACAAAGAAGGAGGCCATTGATAAGCTCAGTGAATATAATCAGTGGTTCAGGGATGCTCTTGGATATACTCCTGTTCTTGTGAGTCAGCTTAACAGAAGCTTGAATAATCCCGCTTTCATGAAGAGGGAGGCGTTTGAGCCGACTATTGACGATATAAAGGAGAGTGGTAATCCTGGTGAGGCTTCTGATGTGGTGATATCATTGTTCGATCCTATAAGGTACAGGACTCAGGACGATTCATATAAAGTCGGTAACTTTGTAGACCCGTCGACTGGAGGAAATTACTTCAGAAGTGTGAAGATACTCAAGAATTCTTACGGGGAGGATTCAGTGAAGATAGGAATGGCATTTCATGGTGCCACCGGCATTTTCAAGGAGCTTCCTAAGAGTAAGTATATGGATGGCTTTGACTATAATTCGTTATTTACAGGAGAATATTTTTTGTTATGAGTAGAAAGAAGAAGAAACCAAAGGAAGAAGAAAAGGTACAAATGTTCAGAGATGGATATTTCAGACTGGATTTACCTGATTCATTCAATGTGGCACTAGGTTATGCAAATCCTGGAAAAGGGTCAGCCACTCCTTCATATGTTGAAACCTATTCAATATCCAGATTATGAATATAAGAGATGTTAGACAGGATCAGTTTGCTGATACCTGGATAGAAAGGGGCATGTGGGGCATACTTAACTTGGCTCCAAGGTTTGGAAAGATCAGGGTGGCAATGAAAATAATGAATAAATTGAAACCAAAGACAGTTCTCATTGCCTACCCTGATAATAAGATAAGGGATTCGTGGCTGGGAGACTTCGAGAAGACTGATTTCATATCACCTATCATTAAATTTACCACTTACCTCTCCCTACACAAGCAGATTGATGAAAAGTATGATCTTGTTATCCTTGATGAAATTCATCTGATGTCGGAAGCACAAATAGAAAGCTGTAAGACGCTGTTAGAAGCCAATAGACGTATTCTGGGGCTCACTGGCACGTTGTCCTCTTGGACAGCTAAATTACTCAAGGATGAGCTTTCATTGCCTGTAGTGGCAAAATATTCAATAGAGATGGCTGTGAAGGAAGGAATTCTTCCAGATTATGAAATCAATGTTGTAAAGGTTCCTCTTGATGACAGGGTGATGAATGACTATAATGGAAAGAGGACTACAGAGAAGAAGAAGTTTGCTAATTACAAATGGGTGATAGATAAGTTGGAAAGAGAGGAGAAACCTGCATTTCATATGAAATTAAAAATGATAGGAATACTTCAATCTTCCATAGCCAAGAGAGATGCTACTATAAGGCTTATTGAGAAATTCAAAGATGAACGCTTATTGGTGTTTTGTGGAAGAACGGAAATAGCTGATAGTTTGGGAATACCTTCCTATCATAGTAAGAGTAGTGAGAAGGATGTGTGGAATGATTTTATTGGAGGAATATCAAAACACTTAGCAGTAGTTAAGATTGGTAACGCTGGGGTGACTTATTTACCTCTTAACAAAGTGATAATCAATCATTTTAATAGCAACCCAGAAACCATGACACAAAGGGTAAACAGATGTATGAGCATGGAATATGACAATCCTGAGAAGAAAGCTTCTATTTGGATTGTGTGTTCTACAGAAAAGAAAGAAGTTGATTGGCTGGCGAATAGCCTTTCAATGTTCGATAGGAATAAAATTAAATATTTATAATTATGAAAGTAGAATTAATTAAACAGATTAAAGAGAATGGTGACGTGTATTACGCCACTTTTGTAGATGGTGTGCAAATGGCTGGAACTACCACTTATGCAGGCAATCTTATTGAAGAAAAGGAAGATGGTGTTGAAAGAGCAATGGATAAGCTTAAAACGATTGAAAATTATCTTAAAAGTAATGTAATTCCTTCGGAAAGGATAATGTTTTCTGAGGAAATTTGATTATCTTTATAATTAAAATGATGAGAGTAGTTATGTCAAGACCTGAAACATTTAATCCAGAAGATCCTATATATAAGGATAGAATTGAGTTTTCTAATGTGGAAGTAGTATCTCTTAATCCAATAAAAAAGGGGAAAGAGTGGCACTATCATGTAAGATGCAAAAATTGTGGGAAGGAATATTATAAAGCTAAGTGGACATTCGGAGTATATAGATGTCAATGTTATAAGACAATAAATGGTGCATACAATTATCAAGGATACAAAGGAATATCATCTGTATACTTTAAGAGTTGTAAATCTGGAGCAAAGTCAAGAAATCTTGAATTTAGCATCACTAAAGAAGATATATGGAATAAATGGATTGAACAAGATGGTAAGTGTGCTCTATCTGGATTGTCAATAAGGATTGAAAGAAATTATAAAAAATTGAAGACCATGACAGCCTCTCTAGACAGAATTGATTCCAGTAGAGGATACACACTTGATAATATTCAGTGGGTACATAAAGATTTAAACAAAATGAAAACAAACTATCCAAATGATTATTTCATAAAAATGTGTAAATATGTAGCAAATAATAATAAATAGAACCGATGTAATGAAAAAAGAAATTATGTTACCAGATGATATAACTATGCCGATTATAACAGCTCCAAGGGATCTTGTAATTGTGTCAATTCCGAAATGTGGTAAGAGTGCTATTCTTGGACATTTTACTACGACACATAATGCAATTGTGTTAGATCTTGAAAAGGGGGGATATGAATATATTCCTTCCAGAAAACTTAGCACTTATACTTCTCAAGAGGATGACAGGTGGGATAGTTATCAGAATTATATTTCCTATCGTAAACTCTTACTTGATAATAAAGGTAAATATGACTATCTAATCATAGATGGTCTTACTGATTTGGATGATTTGTCTGAACTTGGTGCTACCCTTATGTATATGAATAGTATCATAGGAAAAAAATTCAATCGTAAGAATGGTGTACCTGACGGAGAAAAACTTGAATACAATGATCCTGAATGGAAATCTGTTCTTACTCTTCCTGATGGTGCAGGATATCAGTATACGAGAAGGTGGTTCTTACAGCAGGTAGAGTTCTTTAGGCAAATAAGTCCTTATAGAATATATGCTGGTCATATTGCTGATAAGTACATCAAAGATGCTGGAGGTAAAGAAGAAGTGGTAGGCAGTGAGATAGCTCTGACAGGAAAACTTAAAACCATATTTGCTTCTAAGGTAACCGCTCTTGCTAAACTTGTAGCTGATGGCAATGAAAGATATCTGAATTTTGATGTAATTAATGACAGTATTGTTGCTGGAAGTAGGAATCCTCTATTAAAAGGTAGAATTCTTATATCAAAAGTAAATGATGATAATGAGATAGAAACTTATTGGGAAACAATTTATAGTTAATGTTCTGTATATATGTATTTTCAGATGAGGATTGGCTTCCTATATATGTAGGAAAGGCTAAGAATCTTGATTTAAGAGTAAAACAACACTTGAATAGAGATAGATTCAGATATGATACTTGGTTCTATAGGTGGTTAAATAAACAAATCAGAGAAGATAAACAGTTCTTCGTAGATATATTAGAAGAAGTAAATCAAGATAATTGGCAGGAGAAGGAAAGATATTGGATAAATCATATTAAGGAAAATGGGTTTAATCTGAAGAACATGACAGATGGTGGAGATGGAAATAACAATCAGATATTTTCAGAAGAATGTCAGAAGATAAAAAGTATTAAATTGAGAGGGGTTCCTCGTCCTAAAGATGTAAGAGAACGAATAAGTAAATCTCATAAGGGTAAGATAGTCTCTGAAGAAACTAAAAGAAAATTATCTGAGATTAATAAAGGAAAACCTTGTTTAGAAACAACTAAAATTAAATTTTCTAAGACAGTATTACAATATGATATGAATGAAAATCTTATACAATCATTTAAGTCTCTTACAGAAGCTGCTTTATCTATTGATTGTAGAAAATCATCATTAAGTAATGCGATTAAGAGAAATAAAATAGGAACATTTAAAGGTTTTATTTGGAGATATAAATGAATATTATAATTAAAAAAGTAAAGAATTATGGCAATTGGTGGAAAACAACGAGAAGAAAGAAACTTTGAACAGCCCAAGTATGTTGGCTTAGTAGAGGTGAGAGTAATTGGTATTAATCCTACGGCGGAAGAATTCGAGGCCTTGTTAGGCTGGGCTCCCAAAGAGGACAGTAAGCAATTGGAATATCTTGGCGAGAGCAAGGATGGAAACACCTATCTCCGCGTTGATGTTTGGATGGAGGAAGTCAAGAAAAGGAAGCGTGATGATGAAACTGAAGTGAATGAAAAGTTCAAGGTGAGCTTCTATCTGGAAGACAAGGAAAGGGAGAATAAGGACAATACGAGGAAGCAGTATATTAATACCGTGGGAGATTGTTCGTGGGCTTCCGATCCTGATGATCTTCCTGATTGGTTTAAGGAAAGAACTTATCGTGTTGCCTATAGTGGTGAAGAAGAGTTGTATAAATTCCTTCGCACTTGGTTAAACAAGCTCGATTATCGTAATGCTGAAACTGTACTTGAATTGGAATGGAAAAAGCTCATGCGAGGCAATGTGAGAGAACTCAGGGAACAGATTAACGGAGAATGGGCTGCCAACGTTGTTGTTCTTGCTACCGTAGAGACTGTTGAAAAGGAAAGTGGAGTAGGTGAGTATCAGAGGATATATAACAGTGCTTTCCTGTCTCCCTATAGCCTTAAGTTCTTCAGGGCAATTGATTATATGAATCCTGAAGTGCAAGCTGGTCTTCTTACAAAGAAGAGCACTAAACCTCATGAGAAGTTCGTGATGAAGGTGACGCATCCTGAATATGGATGCAAAGATTTTTATACACTGAGGGACATTGAATTGTATGACTCTGCAAAAAACATGGCTGCATCGACAAAAGTCATCGCTGAAGATGACGGTTCTTACTAATTAGTTGTTAATCAGAGCCCTCCCTTAAACAAGGAGGGCTCTTTTATTTTACTTATGATAAAGGGAGTTAAAAAGTCAGAGTTGACACCAGCTACTATTCTTCAGCGTATTAGTTCCTATGACATCTTCAGATATTACATGGGTCATAGGAGATGGGAATTGAATAAAGCCACTAACAGTCCTTTTCATGTAGACGATAATCCTAGCTTCCTTATAGGTAATAAGAATGGGTATCTTTATTACATAGACTTTGCTGATACTGACAAGAGAGGAGATTGCTTTGACTTCGTTAAAGACTTGTTCTATCTTTCTTCTTTACATGATGCATTGTTGATGGTGGATAGGGACTTTGGACTTGGCATTGTATCAGACCACAATCTGGGAGAATACAAAAAAATAAAGGCTGAATACAAACAGCCCGAGGAATTGCTGGGAAAGAGGTATTCCTATATACAGGTAGTGACAAGGAAGTTCACAAGAGAGGAACTGGACTACTGGAATGATTATCATCAGGACATTGAGGATTTAAGAAGAGAAAACATTTATTCCATAGCCAAGGTATATCTGAACAGGAAGCTGTTCTCAATAAAGGAAACTGAAATGAGGTTTGGATACTATTATGACGGTCATTGGAAAATCTATCGTCCTTACGGGGATAAGAAGACCAAGTGGGTTCCTAATAATGTTCCTATCACCACATTGGAGGGAATAGGCAACCTAGATAAGGAAAAACCTTGCTTTATCAACAAGTCGAAGAAGGATCATATGATAATAAGGAAGATCTACCCTTATTCTTGTGCAGTGCAGAATGAAGGCATTGCTTGTTTCTCCGAAGAGAACGTAACTACTCTCAGAGAGCACTCAAGCAGTCAAATACTTTCATTTGACAGTGATATTACAGGAGTAGCTAACTCTCAGCAGATAACTCAGCTGTTTGGATTTGGCTATTGCAATGTACCAAGGCAGTATCTGTCTGAAGGAATAAAGGACTGGGCAGATTTATGTCGTTTATATGGTTTGGAAGTGATAATTAATTATCTAAAAGAAAAAGGAATATTATGAATATGAACAGACATGTCTGGGAAGGATGGACTCCTCAGAATTTTGTGGATGAACTTTCTCCAACTTTTGATATGATACAGAGAGGAGAAAGTTGGAGAAAACCTTTTAAGGATGAGAAAGAACTAAAGGAATGGCTTAAAGACCAACAACCGTATTACAAGAAGCATATACCAGAAGTATTTAATTATTTTAAAAAACTACTAAAATGAAATTCGATAAGTACAGGGAAAACTTACAGGTAATTGATGACAAAGTGTATTCATATGATACACATGTTGCAACCATAGACAGAGGTGAGTTGAAGATACACGGATGGTGGTCTATGACTACCTCAAAACATGTGAATTATGTAGCCAAGCAATTAGGCCTTAGGAAAGTGTTCATTAACAAAAACTAATAAAATGAACAAGTTAGAGAATGAAGATCAAAAAGAGAAATTCTTTGCAGAATTGGAAGATAAAATGAAAGAACTGATATCTATTGGTTCTGATGTCATGCGTCTGATTAGAATTTGCTCTGGTAAGGATGCTGCGGATCAGCTTGATAATTCTTCCATGCAAATAAAAGATGATAAAGAAAATTTGAAGAAGCTGAAAAAAGAAGCAAGATTTGAGAAAGCGAAAGCTGACCCCTATTTCGGTTTAGGAAGTAAGACTAAACTATTCATAGCTGAATTGTCAGAGAAGTCGAAAAAGGGGGTAGTGTACATTTACAGTACACTGTGCCAGCATACGGCAGTAAAATACGGTATAGTGAAAAGTAATGGTTCTGTTAATAACAGCCAGATAGGACATCTCTTGGAGAACCTTGAACAGAAAGGTCACTGTACCATAGGTTACGTAGGTAAGAGAAAAGCGTGGTTTAAATTTAACTTTGAAGAATAATGAAAGTAAAAAAGGAGTATTATGATTCGACGAGAAGTGAGCTGATTTCAGTTTCACTTCCTGAGGAAACAAGGACTTATAAGCCCATAACTCACGAACAAGTGATGGATCTTACGCTTGAGAGCATTTATCAGGCAGGTCTGACTGTGGAAAGGGAGGAATATAGGTCAGGAAGGGAAGGCAATGTTGCAACTGGAAGCTATTACATATCTACAGGAGGAGACAGCGAAATGCAGCTCAAGATTGTATGGCAGAACAGTTATGACAGAAGTCGCCCCCTTATCTTCGGAATTGGTGCAAATGTAATAGTGTGCACCAATATGATGATGGCATTTCGAGCTATCAACTCTTTCAAGAAAAAGCACACTGGAGAGATACAAACCTTCGCCCCAGGCATCATTCCTGAATACATCAAGGGAGCAGGAGAAGTTTTCCTTGGACTTCAGAAGGACAGGGATGCTATGAAACAAATCCCTGTAGACAGGAAAATGACAGCCGAGATTCTCGGGAGGTTGTATCTTGAAAAGGAGATTGTCGAAGCCACTCAATTGAATATCATCAGGAGAGAGCTCGACAAACCTACTCACAAGTACAACAGCTCGGGTAGTCTCTGGGAGCTCTATCAGTTTACTACTTTCGCCATAGGAGGAATTCATCCTTCCAGATGGCTTAGCGATCATGTAGAAGCACATGAATTCTTTTCTGAGATAGCTGGTCTATGGACAAGCGAGGCAGAGATTGTTCAGCCTACCATTGTGATTCCTGACACTCAATTAAGTCTATTCGACGATGATATGGGAAAACTTTAAAGACTATTTTCATGAAAGCTGGCATAGGAAAATGCGACCTTTCATAGAGAGCGAGGAATGCGACAGGATTTATGCGTTTCTAAAGAAGGAAGGGAGAAGGGGCAAGAAGATTGCCCCTCTTTCTTTTGACACATGGAGATGTTTTAAAGAGACTTCCTACGATGAGCTCAAGGTAGCTATATTTGGACTATCTCCCTACCATACGTTCAGAAAAGGCTTGCCTGTGGCCGATGGGCTGCTGATGAGTTGTGTCAATGGAGGAAAATTACAGCCCTCCCTTGAAAAGTTCTATGAGGCTATAGAGAGGGAATTGTATGACGGATTGCATCTGACATATGAAAAGACTCTCGACACCTCATACCTTGCCAGGCAAGGAGTATTGATGGGTAATATATCGCTTACATGCGAAATGAACAAAGCTGGTTCCCACATTGCATTATGGGAGCCCTTTATGAAGTATCTTCTTGAGGAAGTGCTCTTTGGAACAGGAGTGCCGATAGTGTTCTTGGGTAAAGAGGCTGGAAAGTATGAGAAATACGTTCCTCCCTTTACTTGGCACTTCACCGTCAGTCATCCTGCAAATGCATCATATATGAATGTGGATTGGGAGACGGACGGATTATTTAGGAAGATAAACAAGATATTGAAAGATAGTAACGGATATGAAATTCGATGGTTAAAAACAATTTAAGCTATGTTAATAGAAGTAAAAGATTTAAAGGTAGGAGATGAAATTATATTTCCAATCAATTCATCACTCAGGTATTTGAAAGTGACACGACTTCCTTTCTTCAATAAGAAGACAAACAGATGGTCAAGCAGAGTATGGGGAACCACGAAAGTCAACGAAAATACCTATATGGACTATCGTGGAAGATCTGTAACATATTATACTTATGAATGCACCCCCGACGGACATAACATTGAAAAGTCTTTTCCCATAGGTTATAAACAAATATGGTTGGTTAAAGACAAAAGCGGAAGATATGAAGGTTTTATCAGGTGAAATAAGAAAGGGTGACTTTATCGTAGTAAGCTATCCATATAGTCATATTTTTGGCTTCTTTCTAAAAGAAGCAGCTACGATTCATTTCTACAGCTTAAGTACATTATCGTGGTGGTTGGATGGAAAATTTGAAAAACCTCCCAGAGTAGAATATCTACAGTTGTATAAGTGGAAACGTATTGCCAAGTATGATATCAATCTGGTCACTGACACGAAAGTAATAGAGATGTACGTAAAGTCAATTGAAGCATTGAAAAAACTTAAAATTATTGGATAATGATAGTAAAAGAACAGAAGCAGTCTGAAGTACTCACAGAAGGAGTTATTCAGGAGTCAATAGCAATGAGCCTTGATTTGGAATCAGCACCGTTTCTTATGCAGATGTTGAGCAAGAATCTGTATTCAGATGATGTGGGTTCAACTATCAGGGAAACAGTTAGTAATGCACTTGATTCGCATAGAAGGGCCGGTATAACAAAGCCCATAGTGGTAGGTTTGCAACCTCAGTCTGATCAGTCCTATGAGTTTACTGTTGAGGATTTCGGCACAGGTTTGGATGATAAGGATGTGAAACATATAATCAGCAAGTATGGAAAATCTACTAAAAGAACGATAGACAATGAGTTAGGCATGATGGGTCAACAACCTAGGCCCAGCACAAAGTAATTTGTGTAAAAAACACTGGATGAATTTTTGGAAATCCCTTGCAAATGTCAATTCTTTATTATACTTTTATAGTATGGAAAAGAAATGTATAAATTGTGAAAATAGCTTTGAATATAAAAGTTCAAAAGCTAAATACTGTTCAAACAAGTGTAAAAATGCATATAAATATAAAAACTACAAAAATCACTACTTTTTATGTAAAGAATGTAGTAAAGAAGTTCATTCTTATAGAAATGATTTAGAGTTTTGTAGTAAAAAATGTGCTAAAATACACTTATCAGAAAAACCAGAATGTACAATAGAAATAATAATTGAAGAGGTTGTAAAGAATCCTCAAATATCAATCAAACAACTATCTCTATTGTTAAAAACTTCTTTACGAAATATTTATTATCGTATAGAAAAATCTGGGTACTCATCATATAAAGAATTAATTGGTGTAGTCAAAGGAGTTTATATAGAAAAACAAAGAAGTGATACTTCTTTATCAGCTATTAATTGTCTGAACTATATAAAAGAAATTCTAAATGAGGAGTACGAAACTGAAGTAATTTTTGACGGTTTGATAAATCCTAAAACTGGAAAGCATTTAAGAGTTGATGCTTACTTTAGGCGATTAGGAATAGTAGTTGAATATCAAGGTATTCAACATTATAAAGTTATTCCTTATTTTCATAAGAGTAAAAACACCCTTGAATATCAACAGATTAAGGATAAAATCAAAAGAGATTATTTTGAACAACACAACATAAAGTACATTTGTATACCTTATTGGTATACTAAAAAAGACATTTATGCCGAGACAATCAAAAGCCAAGCTAAGGATACATCCTTAGAAGGTTTAGAGACTACCTGAGCAATATAGTTTGCTTAATAACAGGAAGTAGCTAATGGTAGTGCATTAGTGAAAAAGCGTCCAGCCCCTGAAAAGGGTGATGATATAGTCCGATACTCTGAGAAATCAGAGATTAACAAAAAGCTAGGATTCAAATCCCCTCTATCATATTGCTCCAGTTTCTATTTCATAACAAGGAAGAATGGAATTGAGCGCAAGTATATGATGTATGAGGGAGAGGAAGTGAATAATATTGACCTGCTGTACGAAACCAAGACAACTAAGCCTAGCGGCGTAAAAGTTGTTATTCCCGTAAAACGTGGTGATGTATATTCATTCGTAGATAAGATGAGGGAGCAACTTGCCTATTTCGAGCATGTCTATTTCGACGTGAAAGTCCCATCAGGAGGATATTATAATGGAAGGTATCGTTCAACGGCTGATATACATAATGGATTCAAGATATTCAGACATGAGGATTTTCAGATTTCTGAACTGACGCAGGACAATTTAATGCACATTTGCCTTGATGATGTCTACTATCCAATGGATTTCTCCAAGTTAGGAATTTCTATCATAGAGGTTCCGGTAGGTCTGAGGTTTGGACTGAATGATGGGTTAATGCCTACTCCTAACAGGGAAAGCATTCGTTATACCCCTGAAGCGAAAATAATCATCATTGACAAGATCAAGAAGGTAGCAGACTATTTCTTCACCGAATACAATAAAACGATTCATGACAGTGATGATGTATTCGCCGTGGCCAATTATCTTAGAGATACGAGTAAAATCGTAGTAATAGAGGACAGAACATATAACATAACTCCTCTGAAAAGTTATACGACAGTAAAAATAAGCACGCCTAAGCTGAAAGGAATAACAAGGTTAGATCTAGGTCGAATTTTAGTGAACGATTCTTTTCTGTTTGGGGAATATGTAACAACCTCAATCATAAAACATGGAAGATTTTCAAAGTCAATCTATTATAGCGACATAACTATGCAGCTTGTTACGGTAGAAAACAAAGGCAATTTAATATGCACATACAAGGACAAGCTGGGAGAAATCAAAAAGGAATACATAAAATACCAATATCCAGATCAGGCGGCTGGATATGGTAAAATAAAGTTCCTAAGAAAATCAACTCCTTATAAACTGTTTAGCTTTAAAGACCAACCTTCATACTATAGTATTCTTGGACTAAGAAAAGTGCCGAGAAGTGAGTGGAGGGAAACGATAAAGGAGTTTCAATATCTGCAATCTCTCTTGTTCAAAAACTTTGTTGACTTGGATAAACTTGATATTCCTCAGGAATGGCTTGCTGCAAGGAGAAAGAAGAGTGTAGTTGCCGTAACATCTACAGGTAAAGTGTTGTACAGGAAACCCAAATTGAAAGGTGAAATAATCTATAAGAAGGCGGTGGATCTGGAAAGATATTGCCGAGGCAACAACTGTAAGTTTGAATCTGAGACCTGTAAGTTGGAGAAGATTTGCAAGCGACCCTTTCTGATGATATATGCCGGACACAATGATGCCAGCAAGATGGATCAGCTTTACGGCATACTTGATAAGAAGAAGGTAAAAATTATTACTTTCTCCGACAGGGAGATGAAACTTGTAAAGGATGCCGACATACATAACCTCATCTCTTATGAGGACTTCATGAAAGGCAATAACAAGGTTTTTCAGAGGGCTGTGAGTGCATTCCTCATAGATGGTCTGATAGATACTTATGAAAGAGTGTTCGCCAGACGTTACTTGTTTGACCCTGTATCTGTCAGATTTTGTGGACAACTTAATAAGCTGTTTGATTACAAGGAGAAGTACATGTTTACTAATGGATTGTCCGATGTCTACAAAGAGATGTTGGAAGTAGCTGAAAAGGGTAATCTTTATGACACAATGATACATGATGTGTATCTGCAAGTAAAAGACACCTTTGAGAAATTTAAATTTATCGAGCTGGTTTTCAGGAACATTTCATGGGGAAATGAGGATGATATGTCAATTATTTTGACTAACTTGTGTAAATATCACAAGTTTAGGATGGATTATAAAAATTATAAACATAAAGTGGTTAACAATTAAAAACAAACAAAATGAGCGTTTTCAGTTTAGATTGGTTTAGATCCAAGAAGAAAGAGGCAGATCCTCTTTACGATTTGTATGTGGAAGAGCAAAAGCTCAAGAATGAAATCCTGAGGCAGAAGGTCGAGAAAAAAGACAAGCCTTACAGGAAAATGACCCTGGTAAATGATGTACTCACCGTTGTAATGAACGATGGCACCATCATAGTGAAACCTGAATGCTCACAGAACGATTTCATGTTGGCAAGAACTGCTGAGACTGAGGATCAACTGTTTGAGGTTCTGAAGGATCTGAATCTGCTCAGTGAAAGAGAAGATTGGGAAAAGTCAAGGGAAAATACCGAGAGGGTATATAAAGGATTCAACGTCGTCACTAAATTAAAGGACTTTGAGACGAAGGATGATTGTGTTTACATCAAGGGAATAAACAGAAGCCTTCCTGAACTGCTTGTCATTAGGATAGGAAAGGTTGCTGAGAAATATCTTGATGAAAAAGGGAATGTTGATGAAGATGCTCTGTCTAAGGATGATGAATATCTGTCCCTCAAGAGGTTCTTCATGTGGTGTTGCCTGAATCCAAGGGCCGAGGTGGCTGAGAAACTTTATGACTTCCTGGAGAAGAACAAGTTCAAGTTCACTAAGCAAGGAATGTTCGTGGCACTCAGAAATGTTGTCAATGTGGCTGGAAGTGACAGTGAGATTGTCGATTTCATAAGTAATGCCTATAACAAGGTAAAAGGTGTATGGAAGAAGAATCCTGTAGATTATCATGTGTATGAAGAAAAAGAAGGTTATGTTCTTGTTCATAGAACTAAGATTGACCAGGGATACGAAAAGTATATAGGTAATCTCAAAGATTTGTATGTGGATCTTCCCAATATGCGTGAGAACCGCTTTACTGACAACTGGACAAAGACCTTTGACATTCGTATTGGAAAGACTGTATGGATGGACCCCAAAGAATGCAACTGGAGTACGCAGGATTGTGCTGCCGCTGGGTTA